GTTTTATTTAATTGCCATAGTGTCAATGTTTTTATTTGCATCTCTGCGAACGGTGCGCTCACTTATGTACAATTCGTTGCTTATACGCTTTATTTCAGTTGGTTTATTATCAACGGCAGAAAGTCGGTTTTGTATATAAAAAGCCCTTCTATCTTTTAACTCTTTTTCATTCATTTGTTACTTGTATTTCAAATGTTGTGGTAACTGAATTAGTTGTGCCCGGTGTGTATATTGCAACATCAAAAATTAATTGATAATCTATAACAACCTGTGAATTATTGTCAAAAAATTCATCCATTTTGCGAATAAAAAACACACCGGCGCACTTTTTACCTTGTATTTCATGGTAAATTTTCTCCGCTAAATCTATTGCATCAATGTAAGGTTGCTCGGCATCATCATCTAGTTTGCTTGTAAAAATGTGCAAAACAAAGCGCACATTATCTTTTATATTGCTTACTGCATTTAGTGATGAGGTTTTTAGCTCGGTAATTGAATTAGGATTTGACTGTATCTCGAATGCCACACATGGCAAAGCCATAACATTGTTATCAGTGTTTGTAAGGTTTGAGTTAAAAAACCTAAATTCTTTCACATCTTCAAGCCCCTCAAAGGTGTAATCAGTTGCCATGTAATCAGTGAAAGTACCACCCTTTACAATAGTTTTAACAAAGTTATATAAATCGCTCCTTGTACTGCTCATAGTTTTTTAAGTTCTTTTTGAATTAACAATTTATGTTTGCTTACCAATCTTGATGACTTGCCTATAAATTCACGTTTTGGCATAACGAAACCAGCACCACGGCCGGAGCGTAACCCTTGATTATGTACACTTGCATAATCTTCTGTTAATGCGGAGGTACTTACGACCGTTCTTTTCCATGATGTTTGCCGGCGTTTAATATCACGCTTCAAAATTCCAGATTGTACCAATATTGCCCGGTAATTACCTATACCCCTTGCCCGTTCCTGCCTTTTTCGTGGCTTCCAACTGCCAGCGTCGGTCATACCGCCCCCACGTTCAAAACCTTGCTTAAAATGGTTTTCTGCTTCATTACCCAATAACACTGGTAATATACGTTGTAATTGAGCAAACGCTGTAGCCTTTTGCTGTAAATCACCTAATATATCACCTTTAGTTCTGCGTATCATAGTTTAAAGTCCTCTAATTTAATGGCTATATCACTCACCATGCTAATTGATAAGTCAACCTCGTTAATACATCCGGGTATTGTCGATAAAGATATATTTTTAATTACAAAGTCCTCAAAGTTAAACACTTCATTTAATACCTTGTTTGTAACTTTTACCGATTCGTTCGACTCCTTAATGCTATTCATTATTTCCAATTGGTCGAATGGAAAAACATTAAAAAATTCGCTTATTTTTGCTTGAATTTCAACTGTTAAATCACCATTGGAAATATACTCTTTAATTGTGCCGTCAACCCCTGCAACTTGTGATTCAACTATATTTTTACTTTGGTTAATTGTTATCTGAACAGCTTCTAGAAATAATCCTTTGTAAAAAACCTCGTCACGACCTTGTAATTTATAGCTACCCGGTTGAAAAGTAATGTCATCGTAAATTGGTGTACCTAAAACCGATACACGAATAGGTAGTAATATTGTATTGTCACCAAACGCCGGGTCAAGGCCGGGCATGTTAATTTTTGCCATTACTTTTTAACTTTTTTAATGTGTTCTTTAACCTCTTTATCCGTTGGCGTTTCAAATCCAAAGTTATTTTTTTGAGCTTTTTTAAACTCATTCGGTACATCAAAATAATCATGTTCCTTTGTAAACACCTCACCACTTTTGTACGGGTTATTCGCGAATACAGCACTTGTATTTTTGTCTCCGTTACGCTTAGTTATTTGCCCTTCCCTTATCTGTACTACTTCACATCGGCATCCCCAATCATTTTGAGGGTAACGGGTATCCCAAAAGGGGTCGCCAACTGGTTTAATTATACCGTTCCAACTTGCATGCTCTGGCCTTACCCTACCATCACCAACGGTCCGATATTGGAGCAATGGAAAAATATCCTTTTCCTCTTCTATTTGTGCCCACTTTTCGGCATCTTGAGCTATTTTGTACGATGTGTTAAGCTCTGTTTTTAGCCAATTTTTATTGAAATCCTGCAAAATAGGCTCTGCAACTTTCTTAAATTCAGAAAATGAAACCCTTTTACCCTCCGGTGTAAACATTGAATCAACTAACGTGGCTGTTGTTTGAAATGACTTACTACCACAAAACTCTGAAATGTTTTTTTTGAATTTCATTGCAACATCAAGCCGCTCGCCTTTTAAATCTTCGACAAAACCAAAACCCATACCAACGCCTGCATAAATGTTTAGGTAATTGTAGTTGAACAATTCATCAGGTAGCGCAAAAACACTAAACCGCCCCTCATAAATAGCGTTAATTAATGCTTCATTGTTGAATATGGTTGGGTTTAGTTCCATTAGTCAACTATATAAGTTAATGTTGCTGTTGCATTGGTAAATGTTTCTGCTTGGCACCTAACCTCACCGTTGGTTTGAACAGTAAAATAAGAACCAGTTCCGGCTGCTAATTTTATATATATTTGTCTGTTTGGTCTCAATTCTGCTGGCAAAGTTGCCATTAATGTATTAGCATCATTCCTTGTAACCGCTTCAAAAAATAACGTTACTATATTATCTCTACGTTGGTAAAATAAACCTCCGGTAAAGTTATTGACTAATGTAATTGCCGTGGGTGTAACATCATTTTCGGCAATCGTGTCTCTAATTGTCGTAACCAATCCTAACCGATAACCATAAGCCGATAAGGTATTAACCACTGCAACATTAACCAAAATGCCTCTTTCTTTTCTCCATGTTTGGCGAATAATACCATTTACAAAAGTTTTAGTTCCTAGCGCATCGTAACTTGTTTGCTTTTGGTATTCCCATATGCCGGTACTCAAACCATCAGCCACTGTTTGCGCTTCTACTTCCAAAATCTCATTATTAACCAACACATAACCAGCCGTTACGGTTATGTTTCCACCTCCATCAATTGAGGGAGTACAACCGTATAATATAGCATTGTTCCCCTCTGTAATTGCATTAATTGCTGAAAATAATCCGGCACGTGTTGAATCGTCAAGCCTTGTAAATTCTTCTAATGACATCGGTGTTTCACCACCTGTATATAAATCTTTGTAATTCATGTTAAATTATATTAATATTAAACACTTTCCCTGCTAAAATATAGTTGCTTAGTTGTGCTCTTAACGTGTCCTCGTTGTACGTAACATCCAAAGGTATATTAATTGTAAAATTGAAACTACTTGAAGATTCCCCGGCCGTGTACCACGCTTTTGCATCCGGGTCTGTTTCTGCCGTTGTGTACCAAACTTTAATTTCTGTATCTGTTTCATTATTCCGGTACCACGTTTCCGGCGTTGCTTGCGATACGTTGTTTTCTGTTATTGTAATTCTCCTTAGTGTCGAATCATACGTGTCATTCAAAAACGCCTCTACGCTCATGTGAATGCCTGTGTATGATAGAAATGTATTAACGCTTTGACACTCTGCAAATATGCCATTTTGCGTTGTTTGCAACATATAAGCTAAATGCCTTAAAAATGCAGTTAGTTTTGTTCGTGGTGCTTTGGCTTCATCCAAAAGGTAAAAATAAGGCATTAGCCTTGTATAAATATCCCGAACATCTATATTGTATTTTTGGCAATCCATTACACTACGTATGTTAATGTTGTGCTAAACGGCGTTGTTGTTGATTCAATCATATACCCTGCAACTGCTGTATAAGCTCTATCTGTTGCGTTGGTTATATTAACCGGCAATGTTGAACCAAAAGATAAGGCCAATGCCTGACTTACCACAACGTTTTCAACTCCTGCAACTGACTGTATAGCATCAACTAAGCTCATTACCTTAAATCTTCCGTTAAAATCTAATTCAGCAATGTAGTTACGTATAGCATCTTCGACAGGATAAGTGCCCGGAGTAGTCAAACTTTCTCCTGTTGATGAAATTAACTGTCCATCAACTTCAATGCGAGCCGTTACGCTTAATTCGTCTCCATCTTGTGAAATGATGGTTAGCGAAGTTCCGGCAAATCTTTTATTTGTCCAATAATCTGTTAATCCTGAAAGCTCTGAAACTGATAGTTTTTCCGGCAAGTTGCTTATGTTTAATTTAGCAGCCTTAATCAGCACAATACCCTCTTGTGTTGTTGCTGATGCCAATTTAACTACTTGCTTTGTAGTGTCAACAATTGGGTATTGTGGGACACCATTAACAAGTATTAACGTGTCACCAAATTGGTAATTTAATGATTCATCAGCATACCACCGCAAAGTGCCTACAGGTATTTCGAGTTTGCGAGCTTCAATATCACTTACTAAGTCCTCAAATTCACTTTCCAAAATGCCAACTTCAACACCGAAAAGCCCCGCTAAATTGTACCAAACTGATGCATTTGAAGGGTTGCTTAGCTTTGTTTCATCATCCGAATTAACATCGTATATAGTTGCATCGGCTTGTATTAGCGATACAAAATCGTTTATTATTTCCTGCGTTGTACGTGCTTCAAATGCCATTGTATTGCGCTTTTATTTGTTCGTAAACTGCTTTTACTTTGCCCTCACTGAATGCAGGTTGTTGTTCCCGCTCCTCAACCTCTAACCCTATTTTGTCCATTATATCATCGTCGGAAACCTTGTAAGCTCCTAATTTATTGACAACATCTGCCCACTCTATTGGTGTCATTGAGTGTTCTCGAGAATATTTAAAACAAAAATCTGTAGTTATTTCAATTCCTACAGCTTGCATTCGTGGTATTACTTGTTCGTTAATCACATATTCTAAGTCGGTTAAATATGCGTTAATAAAGGCGTTTTTGGTATTTTCATGTACTTGCGCCTGCGACCTGCTCGACCCGTCTTCATTAGTCATTGTTTGGCCTATAATAGCCTTACTCATGCCTTTGTTCATACTGTCCTCAAAGTCTTTGTATGATTGGTAGCCGGTGCCGTTTGTTGTTAATGCCTGTATTTCGTCATTTAAATCAACGGTTGCAAATCCTGAATGTTTGCGACCGCCCAACCAATCTAGTAAGTTTTGCCTATGCTTCGAGTTATTAAAATCGGTTTTTACAATGTAGTACGGAGTGGTAAATAATTCGTTGTACACCGCCCAAAATTGGCGAACATCACGCTTCATTATAAACAGCTTGCTGATTACCGAAAATAAACCTAAGTGTTTATCCGATTTTATTGGCAAAATCCAATCGTACCACGGCTTTTTTGAGTAATCAATAAATATATCTTCATCAAATTCATATTTTGCCACGCCCTTTGCCTTTGGCCGAACGTGGTTAATATCAATCAAATCACATCCGGAATAACTGCCTTGTGAAATGCCTGTAAATTGTATTGCTCCAAATGGGTAAAGCTTCGAAATAAACCAATAGCGTATAAAATCATTAAACCAACTACGCTGAAATAACGCTTTTTTGTCATCGTCTTTCTCTTTGTTGGCGTTTAATATATCAAAATTAGTTTGCGTTAATTCAAATACAACAGTGTCAATTAACGAGCTTACATGCTCATCTAATTCAATGTTTTTGTATAGGCTTAGTAACGCTTCATATTTCAAGCTCTCAGGTAAAAGAGGGTTTTCAGCATCAATTACAGCGTTTGCATAGTCTTGTAGTGACTCCTTTATTCGGTCTGATGGGTATTTATCAATTAACTCATCAACTTTTGCAACTTTTTTGTCTTTGACTGCAGTAAGCGTTATTTTCTTTTTGTTAAACCATCCCATAATTTAAAGTTTCTTTCGTTTGGAACTCGTGTAAGTGAGTAATTTTGAGCCATTTCAATTTCTAAGGCTTCGATTTCTTTTTCCCCATAAACCTCTTCAGGCATATTTGGTTTACGAATAATTATTTGACCGGTTATGGCATTAACCATGTAGTTAACTTTCTTTTTTCTTAGATAGTCAAATACACGCTTGTTTTTTAATATAATTTCTTTGCCGTTCAAAATGTTGTATTTCTGTCAGTTGTTTCACTTGCATAACCGTACATTACTACATTTCCGGTTTGGTCTGTTTGCCCGTCTTCCCTTAGTGGCAAATCCGGCTCAATTGTTCCCTTTGCAATCATTTTTAAGATGCCAATTGCCCCGCCTGTTTGTTGTGGAGAATTGCCATCGTAACGCTCTTTACGCAGTGCCGGAATATCTATGTTATTAACCCTTGAAAGTAAGTTATATATAACTATATCAATGGTTAATGATAATATCATTTGATTTCTATTTGTGCCGGTTGCTGCGAATATTGCCGTCGTGTCGTAACGTGGCCGGAGGAATGATTTAACTAACTCAATTGCCCTTAAAACTTCGCTTTCAATTATGCAATCATCCCCGGATATAATTCTATCCAATTCAGCCACTGGCATTGAAACGGTTATATCTGTTTTATCAATGTATGCCATAATTAATTTTTTTCAAATATAATTAAATTCCCTGTAATAAACTATGCTGATTCATATTTGTTTCATTACTCAAAACATCTGCATAACCACTTACACCACGCTTATAAGTGTTAAATTCATCATTAAAAATTTTACAAAGAAAGTATCTTTTTGTATCCGATAAGTGGCCGTTCTTTTCAAAACTAACCCCCGTTTTCGGGTCGGTTATTCGCTTTTTCAGTATCCCCCCGTCAATATCTTGCTTTGTTTCAATATAATCATTAATTGAAAATGTACAGCTCTCTTCTATTTCAATTCTTATACCCTCAATTCTACCATCGTAAATAGCATTAATAAATTCCCCTGTTGATGCTACCGGAGGAGCTTTATAAAAAAACCGTGTTTCAACGTTTATATTTGCTTTGCGTAACGGGTCAAGAAATAAATCTAAAAACGACCTTTTTTTATCGTCTATTGTGTTCCGTTGCTTTGTGGTTGGGTCTCCATATACAAACAAAGTGTTATTGTAATTTTTAGAAATTAACCACTGTAGCAATTCACGCCCTGCTCCTGATGCTGTATTGTTTGGGTCTTTTACAGGCAATTCGTGAATCTGACACGCCAGCCAACCATCGCCCGATTTTTGCAACTGCCAAATTGTTATGGCTATGTATGGAAAAACATTATTATCTATGCTTATATGTAATGTTTGGTCGGGGTCATATTCAAGGTTTTTTACGTGTTGCTCCAATTCAAATGACTTAAAAAACTCACCGCCGGTTTTAAGTTGAATATCCCAGTTGCCGTTAACGAAAACTTCATATTCATAACGTGGCAAATTTGAAAGTGAATCAATATAACTCTGTGGAAGATATGGGTTATCGCTTATTTTTGCGGGTATATAGCAAAATGTTTCCTTTAGCTCTCCGTTAATATATGGCTTGTATATCAATTCTTTTACCCATCCTTGCGTAGGGTTGCAAGTCGCTAATATAATAGGCTTTGGCTGTATTTTCAAGTTGTTTATAATCCAACTACCAGCACGTTCAAACGCCTTATACAATGTTTGCTCCTGACACTCGTTAATTTCCTCGAACAAAAAGCCGTTAACCTCAAGCCCTTTCATCCAGTCGAGGTCTTTATCCGTTGCATAATTTTCACCAACAAACAGAATCACACTTCCCTCCGGTGATGTGTACTCGAATGGGTTTTGCCTTAGATGCCCGCTAAATTCTAACTTTTTGAACGATGGAATTGTTGTTTTTCGAAGTCTTTCACTATCCTTACGAATTACTGCCCATCGACTACCCGGAAATATTTTGCATAAAAAACGCAAAGTTGTAAGCCCCCAAACTGACTTGCCACCACGAACTGCGCCTCCGTAAACTATTAAATTATACTTTTCACTTGCAACAGCATTAAATGCCTCTTCTTGCTTTGGTGTAAGTTCGATTTTCATAAACTAAACTCATTGCCACCCCATATAATAGTAGTTTTTGGTGTCATAGTACCATCGGGAGAGTATAGTTCTGATTTCTCAGCCAATCCCAACTTTCTAGTAACAATATTAGCGTTAAATATACCAACCATGCCGCCTTCAAAGTGCTGAGTGTCTATTATTTTTCTTATATGCGAACAAACCCCAAAAAATGTTTCATATCCTTCTTTTTTTTCGTAGTTCTTAAATGTTTCATCAGATATGTTCAAATAAATACACAACCCTTCAATTGACAAAGGCCTTTGCATCGGTATATCAATTATTGTACCTGCCATATCACCTCCTTTTATGGCTTCATTTTTGTAAATAGGATTTTCATTACACCAGCAAAAGTATTCACATGACTTTTGCCACAACTCTTCAGGAGTATATTTTTTTGGGTTAAGTGGGTTTCCCCAAAGTTGGTGTCCTTTAGGTGCTGGCATATTACCTCCTAAACTTTAATTTTCCAATTATCAAACTAATAACTACCACCACCCAAAAGAAAGCACCTGAGTAAATCAATGCTTTTTCGTACCATTTTATTTTGGCTGGTACTTCAATTATTTTAGGCTGTGGCTTTATTACTTTAGTGTCTTTAATGTACTTTGTTATTTCCGGGCAACTATCAGGCTTTTGCGTCAAATTAAGATGTATTTTGCCATAATTATAAGTCGCTGTAGCTTTTGCCTTTGGCGTTTCAATTCGTGCAGTGTCGTATGCATTAACAACTGTATCATGTACCTGTAGTGTATCAATTAGGTAGTGCAATTCTGTAGCTGTATCGGCTTCGTGAAAAACATCAGGGCAAGGCTGTTGAACCTTGCACCCGATGAAACCTAATAATCCCACTATGAAAAAAGCGCAGTAAATAAATAATTTCTTTGGAAATAGCTGTATGTAATTTTGCGTTGTCATGCTACAAATATAATCAATCTGTACAAAAAATAAAATATATCATGCACCCAATTATTGGTCCAAAAAAAACATATGAAAGTCTTGCACTTTCATTCCAGTAAGTTGGATTTATATTTTGCTTAATAAAAGCAATTGATAGAAATAAAAATATTGACCATAAAACATGTATCAATATAGCTGTTTTTAATTTTTTCATAATTTTACAAATATAATCATAATTAACCAAAAAGCAAGAATAGCAACTGTAATTGTCAATGCAAAATAAAGCATGTAGGTAAATAGGTTTTTCATTGTGTTTGATTTTATTGGTTAATATCTTACGGCTAACTCTCTTGATAAGAAAAAATGTATACCTGTAGAGCATTCATTCCATCTATCTTTGTCGAAATTTTCTACACTTATTGTTTCTCCAACTGTGTAAATAAATGATTTATCGTAATTTGATTTAATTGATAAACTACTACATTTATTTCCGTCAAGTTCTTGTATTTCTAATACTTTTGCCTCGGAGCATCTGCATTTTAGTGATGTTGCAGATGAACGCTTTGAATTTTCTGTAATTAATAATTTTACTATTTTGTCTGATGCTTTTTTCCATGCAATAAATGACCCTTCCTCTGGGCAAGCGATTGAAAACATTGCCGTATTTTCATTGGAATCGGCTCCACATAAATCGGCTCCACATAAATCGGCTCCACATAAATCGGCTCCACGTAAATTGGCTTCACGTAAATCGGCTACACGTAAATTGGCTCCACGTAAATCGGCTACACGTAAATTGGCTTCACGTAAATTGGCTCCGCTTTCTACTGCTTTCAATAATGATTTTAAAATTGAATTTGATTCACAATCATATTCAAACAAAACACTTCCATAAATTGACTTAATTTCTATTTTCATGTGAGTTTATTTTATTGGTTTTTATTGATAAAATGTAATTCTTAAAGTTTTTTTATTATTTAAAAAATCATTTGCCCCGTTATATCCGCAAAAAATATCATGTATTTGATAATCTAAATTATATCTTTTATATAAAAATTGACAAACATTAATACATTGCTCCTCTATTTTTTCATTTGTTTTATTCGACCTCACTTTAAAGTCAAAATAAAAAGTTTTTCTAAATTCCATTTTGTTACTTACTAAATTATTTCTGCTCAATAGCTTTAATTATTCCAATCCTTATTGCTTGATTGTTATCTCTTAACACATCGCAAAGCAAAGAAATATTTTCATGTATTTTATCTCTAAGTTTCAATTTATCTTCACTCGCTGTTTCCCATTTTTCAACATTACAGGCTGATTTTATCAATTCTGCTGTTTTTGTTATGCTTCTATGAAAATTTGACTTATTGGTACAATTGTTAAATAATGAAGTACACATTTTTTTATATGAATCACCTGAATCATTACGATATTTTAACAATTCATCATAAATCCATTGATACACTTCAATTTTTAACTTAATATCTATATTCAAAGC